AATCTCTACATAATTCTAATAAGCTTCTTCTATCTGTGTAAATGTCATTGTTTCGTCCTCCTTATAAGACAAATTAATTTTATTATTATTAACACGGAAATAGTTATATTAATACATATACTCACTTTACGGATACAGGAACATAGAAGATAGATAGAGAAGCATTTATTATCTTCTCTATCTATGATTATTATTCTGCATCTGCTTTTATATCAGAATTATTGGTATCTTCATCTTCCATATAATAATCCAATTCTAGATTATCTTCAATACCATTTCTATTAGCATCCAATACAGCTGCTTCAAATTTATCTCTTTCTAATTGTGCTTTTGCTTCTTCTTTATTCTCATTAAAAGATTTATAACAGTAAACAGCAAAAGCTATACTCTCACCTATTACAGCTCCTATTAAAGAACTTAATGCTCCTAAATCTCCTAAGAAAATCATAGTCCACATTGAGTATAATTCAATAATGAAACAATTTCCAAGGATTAAATACATTAAGAATTTAGTAGTAGTAAATTTCTTTCTTCTTTCAGACATCTCTTTTGATGGCTTATACATATTCTCTACAGTAAGAAGTTCTAATTCTCTTCTTCTGTTTTCCATTTTAAGAAGTTCTTTCTTTTTCTTATCTATGTATTTTTGGTCAGCTCTTTTATCTTTAGAGATTTCTGATTCATTCCAATCAAGGTTAGAGTATTCATGCTTATTATAAATGGGTTCACTCATAAATATACCACCTTTCATATATTAAAGTTATTACCTTGTTTTTAAAGGGTTACGAAGAGAAAAAAAGAAGGATGTACAGTCCTTCTTTTATCTTTATTATTCTTTATCAGGAATGTCTATATTAAAACATTTCCAAACCTCATATCTAAAGAGGTCCATATCAAAATCTTTTGGAGGATTATAAGCACCCCATATTACCTCATTACCATATTCTCGATACTCCAAAATCGCATTACGGGCTTTCACAAGAATCTTTCTGGTTCTGTAATAATTCTCTCCGGTCTCATAAGAGTCAATGAATCTTTCGATAAGTGTCAATCGCATACCATTAAAGACTATTTCATATTGTAAAGTCATATCACCATCATGTTCATAGTGAGTATTATATAACATTTTTAGCATAGTATCTCGCTTTCTCCCCGTTAAGCCTGATAGGACATCTATAGATTTATTATTCAGAGAAATAATATATTAATATTTTTGATATACAGAGGCGTAATAATAAAAAAAAGAAGAGGTTTTATTCCTCTTCTTTTCCAAATGCTGCAAGTCCACCATTCTGGAATAGGTTATCCCAGAACGCATCACATTCTTCGAATGTAATGTCAGTTGTTGGCTTGATGTCCATAAAAGCATAGTGCTTTTCTTCCTTCTTACCAACTCTTTCATTAACTTCTTTAACTTCACGTATTTCTCTGAATCTCATTTTTATTTCCTCCTTGAGACATTTATTTTATTATGACACATAAATAGTATATTATCGTTTTTTTTTTGATATACGGAAAAGATTATGAGAGTATAGGAACTAATCCTATACTCCCATTATTCAATAGTAATATCTTAACTATTTTATCTTTTTTATATTTTTGTTAGATCAATAATTAATTACAGTTTAACCCACTTCTCAAGGTTGCTGAGCTTAACCTGTGCCTGAATACCCTGAACTGCAGCGTTTGTATATCTTGATGTTCCCATAAGATATGTGTAGCTACCACCAGGAAGATTCGGTGAACGATAAGCACTGTTCTGGCTTGTTAAGATGTGTGTTGTATACTTGTAATGTTTGAATGTGAACTGCTCCTCTGAAAGTGGATAAGGAATGATTCTAATTCCATTGAATGTCTTCTCAACCTTATCGTAAGCTGCATTCACTTTCTTTGTAGATACTACCTGTACCTTGATGTCTCCAGAAGTTGTAATTCCGTAACCATAATCAAGCTTAACACCGTTTGTTACAGAACCTGGTCTTGTTACCCAGTTAACTGCTGAATCAAGTAATGATATAAATCTTGGGTTACCATAGATAACGAATGTAAAGTCATCCATCTTAACCTTATCAGCTATATCCTGAAGAAGTCTATCGATCTTGAACTTGAACATCTTCTCGATATACTCATTTGGAAGAGCTGTTGTAATACCCATTCCGTTGCAATCAAAGATATCCTTTGTAATGAAGCTATTCCACTGAAGTGGATCAAGCTCTACACCATCATACTTCTTGAACTGGTCATCAAGCCATGAAAGTACTGTAGAATCTTCCATCTGTGTAAGAATATCTGCAATGTTGTTATATGTCTTCTTATAAAGATCAATGTCCATAAGAGCCTTAACATCTTCCAACTCCTCAAGTGAGTATGGAACATCAACTCTCATACCATCTTCAATCTTCCATTCTCTCTCTTCACGAGCATAGTCGAATGTAACTGCTCTTTCGTTTCTCTCATTTGAAACTGTACCAGAGATGTAAACACCTGTGATAACTCCAGCTGCATTGTTAAGAGTAACTTTACGTGTTGAATAATCAACGAAACCTGAAATGATATCCTTTACTGGATGCTTAACATGAGATGTATCCTCAACTTCTGTCTCAATCTTACCACCAAGCCATGTACCATCTGAAAGATTTACTCTCATTGGCTGTGGAAGTACGATATCATATGTTGTACCAGAAACTGTAGCCTGTACTTTCTCAATGAAAAGATTTAAGCTAAGCTCATCATTTGCTGTTGCACCAGGTGTGAATGTTGTATCAAGAACATCAAACTCATAGATTGGAAGAGTTTTAAGTGTACCTGTTGGGTTTATCGGAAGACCCTTACCAGCTTTATAAATCTCTTTAAACTCATCTGTGAAGAAGCACTGTGGATATTTCCATCTCTTCTTTGATGTAGGATCAACAACGTATGTCTGCTCAATATGCTTTTTGATTATTGGAGACTTTGTAACTTCTGTCTGGATGATATCCTTAGAAGCAAGTTTAAGCTGCTGCTTAATAAGTACAGGAAAATCTACTGCTTTTATAGGAAGAAGTGTTCCTGTTCTTGTTGCCTCTGTAACAAGGTCATTTGCACAGTTATCAAACATATCAGAAATCTGCTCATATAAACAACTATGAGTACCATACTCTCTATCCATATCGTTGTTCATTGAAGCTGTCTCAGTTGCAAGCTGATCAAGAAGTGCTTCTTTATAAGCTGCTAACATACCCTGATTCTTGATAAGTGTATTAATGTCAACCTTTACGTCACATCCATTGACCATAAGTTGATTGTAAGCTTCTGTGAAGATATCATCGAAGCTATTCATATTTATGTGATTATTAAATCCTCCGACTGTCTCTGTTGCTACAAAGTCAGAGGCGGAATTTGATAAAAATGAAACCATTTATAATCTCTCCTTCGTCCTTTTCTTTTTGTAATAATTTATTATATCCTATAAATTATATATGTGTTTTTATATGTTATTTCAATACCACTATAAAACCCATAGAATATTACAATTTAAAATTTATTTATTTCAATGTTCGCTTGTTAGCGACAGGCTTTTTGCCATTTTTCATATCTATTAATTTATTCTTATGAACTTTTATTCTCTTTAATAGAGTAAATACTGATTGAATCATAATAACAGCATTTTGATAGAATAGTAAAGCTTTAACATAAGTATCTAATTCAAACTTCATTAGCATATACTCATAGCATAAATCTTTTATTTCTCTTAATTTAGTACAAGCAGCTTTAAGTATCTTATTAGTATTTATATCATCACCTATATTATTCTCAAGCTTATTAATATAATTAGTCAGTGCATTTAACAAAATTTCATAATTCAAAAATAATGCATATTTTCTAGTAGAGGCGTATTCTAATCCCGGTCCTTTTTCCCCATCCTCATTATCAGTATTAGGATCGTCATTAGTATCAGGGTTATCACCGTTAGGATCTGATCCATCTCCACCTTCGTCTCCATCTCAATGAGGGCGGGCTTGAACTCGTGGAGCGGCGGGTCGATGAGGCGCACGGTCATGGCCTTG